CTGCCTGCCATCGGGCAGCCGCCGCTTGATGATATGGGCGTTCCAGCCGCCCATCTGGTCCACCCCCATATACGTCTCGTAGCCCGATCGCTCCCATCTCAGGCCCATGCGCACGCCCTCGGCCGCACAGGCCTCACAATGCGCCAGGCTGACCGGCAGCTGGTCGGCATCGATGTAGGGCCGGGCCAGGGTGCGGTTGTAGAAGCTCTTCTTCTGATCCGCCCCCTTCGAGCGCCCCCAGTCCTCCACCATCATGCGCGGTGTCATGCGCGGGCTGATGGTGCGGGGCAGCAGAAAGCTCCGCCACCTGGGGTTCGCCGCCGGGTTCTTCAGGATGTAGCGGCCGATTTGCGGATCCTCGATCCATCCCTCGCAGACCGGGCAGCACCACACATACTCATCCGCCGGCGCCCCGACGAAGCGGCCGCCAGCATTGAAGGCGATCGATCGGGCGGGGAAAATGCCCGCCGGGTCCGAGAGGTCAGACAGCGCCTGGCAGTGCGGACACTCGGTGTGCCACTCCTCCTGCGTGCCGAGCTTGAACCAGGCGTTGATGTCCATGTCAGGCATGTTCGCGGTGGACAGCATCAGCACATAGCGGATGACCGAGTCACCCATGCGCGCCAACACCTTGTCGATCTGCGCCAGGGTCATTTCCTGGACCTCGTCCAGGCTCACCACATCCATCGGGCGCGATTCGGTGCTGACCTTGCCCGACGTCCACAGAAACATCAGCAGGGACTGCGCGAATTGCCGGGTCAGCACATTGCCCTCCCCGATCCGGCGCAAACTCCCGTCCTCTTCCACCCGGGTCGTCAACTCATGCAGCAGGTCCGGCGAACTGCGCACGATCGGCATAAACCGATGCTCCGACTTGAACGCCGCCGTCGACTGATCCGGCAGGAACAACCCCAGGTTGATCGGCCCCCATTTCTTGGCGATGTACAGGTCCGCCAGCACCTCCCACACCGTCGCGCCGAGCTGCGTTGCCTTCTGAACGATCAGCCGCCCATCCTGCGCCTCCGCCCGCGTCGTCGGAATGGCGTCATACAGCGGCACCAGGGCCGGCCGGTCTGCCAGCGAGAACGGCTTCCGGTCGACCTTCATGCCGCGCCGGCCGAGGTCCTCGCACCATTCCCGGAATGTCATCGCCTCCGGGATGCTGCCCTCGGTCGCGTAGCCGCTCCGGGCCGCGAACATGGCCAGACCCTGCTCGAACCGCGCCTTGGCGTCCTTCGGCAGTCGCGAACTCATACCTGCCAGTTGGCGGTCACCACCCGCAGGCGCGCGAGAATGATCGGCGCGATCCGGGGATGCTCCCGCGCCGTCTCCTCCAGAATGGCAATCACCTCGCGTTGAAATTGATCGATGGCACTGGCGTTGTTGATCGTCTCGTAAAGCTTCACCAGGGAGTCCACCGACCGGCGCACATGATCAGCAGCGCTCAGCAGCGTCGAGGCCGTCTTGACCGAGCCGTCCTGGTTCCGCGCATGAGCCATCACCTGCTTGCCAGCCTCGATGCACGCGCGCAGTTCCGCCAGCACGTCGAGCGTGGACGCGCCGGGCAGCATGGCGCCGATGCCGACCATTGGCGCCGACGCCAGCGCACGAGCCGCCACATCGGCCGTCGCCGCCACCGTGCCCTCCCCCCGCCTGGCACTGGAACGAACCGCCTTCTGCGCAGAGGCCTTGATCCGCTTGGCCAGCATCGCCGACGGCTTCCCAGACTTCACCCGCACATCGATCCAGCGGTAAAGCGTGGGCACAGACGGCGCGCGGTCCTTGAATTGAGAAACAACGCTCGCACGCGTGAAGCCTTTCGGCCCAAGCCGTTGAAATGCGGCATCGACCGCAGCCTCCACCTCGGCCCGAAGCGCATCATGCGCCATAGGTGGTTCTCGCCTCGTTATTGTGACAATGAATAAGAATGATATCCTCGCTTCTCATCTCACCACCGCCGCGCTCATCGCCATCACGCCAGCTCCGGTTTGATCGGCATATCGCCGAAGAAGATAATGATTTCAGCCGGCTCCCGCGCCGTCACATGCGGATTTGGACCGCAACGATACCCGCCGTCGATCGGTTTCTTGTGTCCCTCAGGTATCAAACCGCAGCCGCAAACGGCCATCGGCTGATTGCCGGTCCGCCCGCAATCGGCGCAGCGGAAGACCTGCCCCTGCTGCACCACGCGCCCCAAGCACAGCCGGCACGCATGCGCGGTGAAGGTCCATTGTCCGACGGGATGCATCATGCGGCGATCCGTGGCAGATCGAGGACCATCACGAGTTGGGCAGGCTGCCCTGGCCACCACACCACACCGGAGCGTCCGAGGCTCATGGGATCGGCCTCCACCTTGGCGAGGCTGATCAGGACCTCGGGAAGGCCACTGACCCGCTCTGCCCGCACCACGCCCGGCCCGCCCGGGCGGCGAACCCGGGCTTGCACCGCCCCCAACCGATCGCACAGCGCCGGGCGGGAGCCCTTGCGGTTCCGCCCGATCAACGCCTCGCGGTCCCGGTTGTAGCAGGACACGCAGAACTGCCGGTTGATCAGCCGCATCGCGCGCCTCATGCAGCGCGTGCAGACCGATCGGTAGGCCTCCGCCACCGCCGCCGTCCGCTCGGCAGGGACGCCGGCGTTGCTGGCTCCCACGGGGCATGCGAGGCAGGCGTGCCGGCCTTCCCACGGCTGAGGCCGGTCTCGTTTTGCCGAGGCCCACAACTTCGCACATGCCGGACGGCTGAGCCGCATCGTCCGACGTTCGCAGGTGAACATTTCGAGGCTCACTGCCAAATCCGCCTCCGTTCGGAAACCGGCACTGGCTGCGGCCAGGCGCTGCGGGGCCTGGTTTTGGGCGTAAAGATCCCCATCACCCGCCCCCCGACCGGACATCGCGGGGCTCGCCGCCGGCATCCGACATCCCCCTAAAGGGGGAATGTCCGGAATGTCCGGACGGACGGACATGCCCGAACACCCAAAATGTCCGGAATGTCCGCAAAAATGTCCGGCAAAATGTCCGCTTTTTTGGGGTCAATTCCTCTCCCCCTTTCGCTCGGAAACCACCCAAACGCGTGCCGCTGACATCCCAACATGATGCGACGCAATGAGAGCATCCGCCGCCCGGCGGAATGCCTTTTGCTTCGCGTCATATTCAGCCCCAGGCAGAGCGCGATCGAAATAACGATCACGCCACCACTTCTCAGGAACGGACGGGATGCCACTCGGTGTGGCGGGGTGCCCGCTCTGACCAACCCCAGCCACAAGGTCCGCCAAGACCTCCAGCGCCCGCTGTTGTGACTGTGGCAAGCGACGACGAGACAGGGACGCGCCCGCGTATGCCTCGCTGTCGGAATACTTGACCAGGCATGTCGTCACAGGCTCGCCGTAACGGTTGATGCCGATCTCTATGACCTCGAGAGAGAAGGCGAACGCATCGCCCTTCCTCATCTCGCGTTGTTTGACGACGGTTGCGGCACGCGATGCGCCGTCCTCCCCGACCGTCACTTCGATCTCAGTGTCGATGGCAGCACGAAGGGACGAATGCCCCCGCGCCCCCTTCGCGGCGTCCTTGCCACTGTGATGGATGAACTTGACGCAGGCTTTGGTCGCGGCGCGAATGCGGTCCATGTTGGCGACCAGAGCGCCCATATCCTCGGGCGCGTTCTCGTTGCCGCCAGCCATGGCGCGCGCGAGGGTATCGATCACCACCAGCTTGACCGGGATCCCCATATGCGCCGCGGCGCGATGAATGGCGGCAATCAGGCTCTCGGTGTCGGTATCAGGGTCCAGGAGGTTGAGCGATGCAGGGATGGCTGCAAAGTGAACCGGGCCCTCCAAGGCATCATGCTGGGCCTTCCATGCCGAGACGCGGTTGCGGAAGCCTTGCCCGCCCTCCAGAACGCAGTAGATCACGCCGCCCTGCTCGACGCGCCGGCCATTCCATGGAATTCCCGCAGCCACGCAGAGGGCAAGGTCCGTTACCCAGAACGTCTTCCCGCTGTTGCTCTCGCCATAGACCACGACGGAGGATTGTTCGATCAAAAGCCCTTGGACAAAATCATGCGCATCCAACGAGGCCTGGATGTCATCGAAGTATTCGAGGGGCAGCTGAACGTTCGGAGCATCGTTGCTCCAATCATCGAGCCCGTTGCTGAACCGGTAAAAATTCACTTATCGCCCCATTTTGCACGCCAGGCGCCGAGACGCAGCGCGCCTTCACACATTTCAACGCTCGGTTGGGGGATCATTGTTTTCGCCAGCGCGACCATGCGCCGCTTGATCTCCGCTATCGGTGCCTTCGCCCTGCTGCCCGCCTCCGCCAGATCGGCGAGGGCCTTTTCCTGGTTGCGCTCATGACGACGACACGCAAGCAAAACAGCATGGGCATGCTCGCGCATATCCCAGACAAGCCGCGTTCGAAGGCCCCGCCGGTCAACGCCAGGCAGGGCTTTTGCGCCCTCATCGATGACGAAATTGAGCGTCAGCTGGGCGTCGTCCTCAGTCAGATCGCCAGCCGCCATCAATTCGCCAAGGCGGTGAGTGCGCGCCCGGTAGCGGCGAAGGCGGTGGTCGTCGAAGATATAAGGGACACCGCTCATCCGCTCGTCACCTTGCTCCCGAGCCGCGCCAACACTTCCTCCCAGGCCGGATCAGACGGGGCGCAAATCTCAGCCCGCAGCACCCCATCCGCCCCCTTGTGCCAGCCGCACACGTGCCTATCGGCTGCGTCGACCAACTTCCGGCCGGCATATGAGCCGTCATCCTGTTTGGCGACAGTGATGGTGAGGGTGGTCCAGTGGCCATCCGGCGGGTTCATACGAAAACCCCCGCACGACGCGCCCGATCCATTGCCGCCAGCTTGTTGGCC